CATCACGCACCCGCTTCCAACGACGGCTGAGCGCGACCCCAGTACCGGTCGATGAAATAGCGCTGCCCCTTGCCCGTGACCTTCGGAGTGCGGCTGACCGTGGTGTGCCCGTCCGCATGGGTGACGGTGGTCTCCTTGATACGGAACAGGCCGAGGTCCATCGCACGCTGTGTCGGCACGTTGCGATTCGAACCGGACTTGCCGAGATACCCGTCAGCCTGAAGAAGACGGAACAGTCTGTTCTGGCCGATGTCCATCCCGTTCTGCCGGAGCATCTTCGCGAGCTCGCCGACCAGGCACGTGCCGTCGGACGCGGCGACCGCGTCCGCGAACCGCGCTTTCGGCTCCAACATCTTGATCTGTGCGTCCTTGGCTTGAAGCTGCTGGTTCTTGCGATCGATGGTCTTCTGCGCGACGAGCACGGCCCTGGCCATGATGTCCTCATCCGAATCCGACTCGGACGTCGGGATATAACCGCCGGTCCTGCGGATGGACGGAAGGACCTCGTGAGTCACCCAACGCTGGAACTCCTTGGCCTCCGGCTTCCGCGAGCGCATGATGAGCTTGTACAGGCCAGGCTCGGAGACGATGTTGACCGCTTGATTGCTTCGATTTTCTGACCCTAAGTAATCCTTAGGGTCAATCTGAGCGACTTCATCTTTATCAAGAGCGGTAACCGCCATCGATGGATTGCTCATGCCGAGGATGTCGCATACGTCCTTGGCGACGAACCAGGGCTCCTCCGCCTCATCGGTCAAGGTGCGCAATGATGAGCCCTTGAAATCGAACTTCTGGATTTCATTGTTCATTGGATTCTCCCTAGAATCGAGTTTGTGAATAGTTTTCTTGAGGATCCGGCAGGCTGGGCTTCGACCATCATCGCCGGGGCGTCTTTGGCGTGGAACGTTCTGCAGCAGTTTCAAATCCACTCCATTCGCCGTAGGGACGATTTGTCCCAAACCGATTTGGAGCCTTTTCTTGATTCCACGTCGAACAGCATCGTGTATTTCCGGCTTGTTGGACCTCTGACGATGTATGACGTCCGAATCCCACCTCAGGCAACGTTCGGAACAAGCCCCTATACGCCGCTGTTGGCCAAGCGGTTGAGACCGAATCAGATCTGCCATACCGGCTTCACCGGCGAGAATGCGGTGCTGCTACTTCCCGATGATTTCGAGATTGAGTGGCGGTCGTCCCACATGTCGCGCAGTCATAAGATTCGTGTATCTCTGACCGAGATAAAGAAGGAGGCGTGGAACCGCAGATCGAAGAGTGTTCGGCAGATTCGCGAGAGGGCTTCGAGGCCGTAACCAACGGTTCTGCATCAGTCGCGTTCTCGTGGCGATGAGTCAACGAATCGAATATGCCACGCAAGGTCGCACACAAACCGGAATGACGCTTCCTGCGGGCGAGATGCCATCCCGCATCAACGCCAGCGAGATAAAACCACGCATCACCGAAGCTGCATGGGCCGTAACTTGATTCGTCGGTGACCACATCGAAATAGTCGCCCTGCTTCACGTCGTCAATCCAGTATTCGGATGGAAGCACATCAAGGCATGGCCCTCCGTCCGCTTCGATGGTGCGGCATTTCCAGATGAGACGCTTGAAATCGCCAGCGTTCCCCGGCTCTTTCGGAATGCTCTTATCCATCCCCGTGCAGCCGTTGCCGAAGTCGACCCGTTCGAGCGGTTCACCTGGAATCCATTCTCGAACGTCGGATCTCTTCATCTTCCTCATTTCGGATTCTCCTTTCGATTCACTCTTCGGCGAGCGCCGCTTGCTTTTTCGAAGCACTCTCATTTGAGGCCCTTCCTGCCGAGTGGGAGAATGAGCAGACCCACGCAAAGAAGGGAGGTGAGAATATGAGCAATGGATCCGATTTCGCGAAGGCGAGCGCCGTGTTCGGGAAGGCCGCTGAAACGTCCGATCCCGACGAGAGGATGAGAGCCCTGTGCCAAGGGCTTTCCCTCCTCGCCAAGGGATTCGATTCGATGGATGCTTCCATGGCATCCGCCGCCTACTGTCTCGACGTGCTCTCGGATAAGTTCTGAACGGAGTTCCTGTATCTCCGTGCTTAGTCGGTCCGCGGCCTGATTGATGTGCTCGAGAATCGAGCCCATGACTTCAGTCGTCATGTCGCGGGCCGACAACTGCCGTCCGACCTCGATGCCGATTCCTCGCAGGTCAAGGCTGGACAGGTGGCTCCTCCTGTCGTCGCCCACTGTTCCGATAACCGTTCGAGCTGGTTCCTCGCGGACGGCTTTCCTTATCGCGCCCAGCATCGCCGGATGCAGGCGTTCGAACCCCTCAACGGAAATCGGGTTCGTGGATTCATCCGGCGTCTCAGCCGGAATGTTGATGCTCATTTCGGATTCTCCTTTCGATTCATGATTTGGCGAGCGCCGATTGCGGTTCTTTTTCTTCTGAATTTGCTGCAATGAAGATGTCAAGACCGTCTTGCCATTTCAATGCCGGAGCAATCTTGTCGAGAACGCGAATCGGCCATTCCCGTTGATTGCGCATGTATCGATTCATGACGACCCGATTGATTCCAACTGCGTCGGCGACGTCGGATTGAGTGATTCCAAGTCGAGCCATCCTGACTTTTATTGCCTGTGTCACGTATTCATTGCTTGTCACATCACCTCCATTCCCCGAATATTCGGGACTTTGTTCGACGTTTACCGGATATTCGGTGAACATGCTTTCAATGTACTCCCGAATATTCGGTATGGCAAATTCGACACGCCGAACGGTGTAAAGATGTAACTTCCCGAAAATTCGAATACAGTCATCGCTATGGATAGCAGCACAACACGCACCGATCTGGTGATTTGCAAATATATCAGCCAAGCAATGGAAGCCAATGGCATTACCCAGGCCGACCTCTCCAAGGCTCTTGAAGGACGATCAAAAGGTTATGTCAGCGACCGAGTACTCGGTAAAAGAAGTTGGGCAATTAGCGAGTTAGACAGACTCGCTCCACTCTTTGGGCTTCCGGACGCTCTTTCACTGGTCGCGGCAGCCTGTGGGTCAATCTCCAGCGAGGCCGCCCGCGCCTACGAGGCCCGCGAGCGCCAAAAGATCACCGATGACCTGGTGGATCGCATCGCCGCGCATCCGGAGGATTACGTCACTGCCGCCAATGACGATCCGAACAAGATGCTTGAGGCGGAGACGCCAAGAGACTAGATTTTTTGATGCAAATCAACTAGGGAAAGAAGGAAACCATGTACAGGAAGACAATCGCAACGGCCGTCGCCGGTCTGCTCATTCTCGGGCTTGGCGCATGCGGCAACGCCAGTGACGCCAAAACCGCCGACGCCGGCAGCACGAGCCAATCGCAGACGACGAAGAAGCCGGCAGAGAAGAAGCCGGTAGAACAGCCTGCGGATCTGACCGGCACATGGAAGCAGACCAACTCCGGCAGCACGGATTCCTGGATGGAAGCCGAGATAACGGCCGACACGATCACCGTCCAGTGGGTCAGCGACAACGGCGATACGAAGAGCCTGTACTGGAAGGGCTCCTACAATGCGCCGGACAAGGCCGGTGACTGGAAGTGGACGAGCCAGGGAGACACCGCGGCGATGCAGGCGTCCCTGCTCGGCTCGCAGGACGCCACCAAGGACTTCACCTACACCAAGGCGGACGGCGTCAGCTGGGAGACCACCGCGATGGGCACCACCACAGTGGTGAAGACCGCCAAGCAGTGAGCGATAGGCTCAGCAAGCCGCTCAAGGCGGGAGCTCCAAGGAACTGGGTCTGCGCGCGTCATACGCGGATTGAACTATTAGAAATAACCGAATAGTTCAAAACCGTTGGAAACATCAACAACAGACCATTTTGTTGACGTCAACAAGATGGTTGTGGAATCGGAAGGAGACAAGCATGGCGGACGAACCACAGGAAGGCCGGATAATCCTCTACCAAGAGGACGGGCGCAACGTACCAGTCGAAGTCACGTACTGGCGGGAGACGTTCTGGCTCACACAGCAGAAAATGGCAGAATTGTTCAATGTTACCGTGCCGACCATCAACGAGCATCTGAAAAACATCTTCTCATCCGGCGAACTGACAGAGACGTCAACCATTCGGAAATCTCGAATAGTTCGACAAGAAGGTTCTCGCCAGGTATCAAGAGAAATCTCTTTCTACAATCTCGACGCAATCATCGCCGTCGGATACCGCGTCAACAGCAGACAGGCCACACAATTCCGCCAATGGGCCACCGGCATCCTACGCGAATACATCGTCAAGGGATTCGCCCTCAACGACGACATGCTCAAGAACGGCAGACCGTTCGGAGACGACTATTTCGAGGAACTGCTCGACCGCATCCGCGACATCCGCACCAGCGAGCGTCGGTTCTGGCAGAAGGTCACCGACCTGTTCAGCGAGGTCAGCTACGACTATGACCCGAACTCGCAGACGGCTAGGGACTTCTTCGCCAGCTGCCAGAACAAGATGCACTACGCCGTCACCCATCAGACCGCCGCCGAAATCGTCATGGATCGTGTGGACGCCGGCAAGCCGAACATGGGATTGACTACTTGGAAGGGCGCTCCGAAAGGACATCCACGGTCCACGGACGTGACCGTGGCAAAGAACTATCTGAACGAACGCGAGATGAAGGCGTTGAACACGCTCACCACCGGTCTGCTGGACCTCGTGGAGGCACGAGTACTGAACCACACCCTCACCAGCATGGAGGAATGCGCCACGCTGATCGACCAGTACATCTCCCTGTCGGGCATGCCGTTGCTGGAAGGCAAAGGCAACCGTGGACACGAGCAGATGAGACGCAAGGCCCTCGACGAGTTCCACAAGTGGGATGCGGCACGAGAAAGCGATTTCGACAGGTTCGCCAAGGGATTGGACGGAACTGGACGGTGAACGACGCCACATTGACGTCCTGGGCGAAGACGTTGGGAGTGCGCGTGGAGGAACGTCGGCTGGCCGGAGACAGGTGCGGGATCTACTACGCCCCGCTCCGCCTCATCATCCTCGACGAACGACTGGCCGGATTCCAGCGCCGCTGCACCCTCTGCCATGAGCTCATCCACGCGAAACACCACGATTCGGGATGCGGCACACGGTATGGGGCCAAGTGCGAGCGCCGCTGCCGCAGGGAGACCGCGCTGACATTGATCAGTCCCGTGGACTATGGGATGGTGGAGCAGGTGTACGAGGGCAATACGTGGATGATGGCCGTGGAATTAGGTGTCACCATCCAAGTACTGTCAGATTATCGGCAGCTGCTCTACGATTCCGGCGTGTGTATGCAGTGAATACCACCAAGCGATTGTTCATGGGGGTACGATGGAGTGACCGGCATGGTCGCCAGAGAAGAAAAGAGAATCCAATGACCAACAACAATCCAAATCCGCAGCAGTTCCAGCCGCAACCGGTTCCACAACAGCAGCCGGCGCAACAACCGCCATTCGCGCAACAGCCGCATTTCCAGCAGCCGCAGCAGCCGGCGCCGCAGCAGCCGGCGCCGCAGCAGCCGATGATGCAGCAGCCCTACCGGCAGCCGGCCGAGGAGAAGCATATGAGCGCGCTCGGCATCACCGCATTCGTTCTCGGCGTCATCGCACTCGTGCTCTCGTGGATCCCGATCGTCAACAATGTGGCGTTCGCCTTCGCCATTGCCGGCATCATCTTCGGCTGCTTCGCACTGTACGCCACCAGGAAGAACGGAAAGAAAAAGGGCCGCGGACTGGTCATCGCGGCAGTCATCATCTCCCTCATCAGCGGCGGAGTGGTCCTCTACACGCAATCCGTATATGGTGCCGCCGTGGACAGCGTGAGCAAGAGCATGGATGAGACAAGCAAGCAGATCCAGCACGATTCCGACAATTACGACAAGGGCATCGTCAACGAAGGCGCCAAGGAATTGAAGCTGCAGGTGACCATCAGCAACGGCAACGCGGAAGTGACCTACGGCAAGGGCGGCGGCAGCAGCAACGAAACCGTCTCCGGCCAATGGGAGAAGACCATCACCGGCGATGACGCCCAGAAGGACTGGACGCTCAGCGCCTACCCGTCCTTCGACATCGACAACCAGACGCCCGCTGACACGCAGGTGACATGCACCATCACCGTGGACGGCAAGCAGGTCTCGCATCAGGAAGCGACCGGAGACAACGCCAACGTGTACTGCAGCGTCTACGACAAGCAGTGACAACTTACTAGACGCAGAAAACGCACCCATCCACGACTTTTGCGGTTGGGTGCGTTTTTATAACGCCATCAGAGAAAGAGAGACAACAAATGAAAACCACACAAAAGGTGATCGCCGCAATGCTCGCCATCATGTTCCCAATCGTTCTGGCCGGAGGATGCGGCAGCCGGACAACATCAAGCCAGTCAGCGAGCGCCGACAGTCAAGCCGACTCGCAGGATTCCGAAACAGACTCGCAGGATTCCACCGACAGTGATGATGGTTCTCCGCTCGCGAATGGGCTGTCCGGTTCCTGCGAGGGCAGTGACCCGCGGTTGCCGAGTGTGAAGCTCGATACGAGCGCCGGATATCTCGGCGTGGAGATACCCGGCAATGACCAGATCAGGCCGAATGAATTCTACTCGTATGATCTTATGCTCACCAACGAGAACGGCGACTCTTGGATGGTGCAGCTATCCGACTACGTGTCGTCCGGGGAGACCAACAGAAGCGTTTTCAATATGCAGACAAGCAAGAACCTGAACTACCCGGGTTGGAGCAACTCGGACGACAAGTCGGTCTTCTCAACGTCCGTTCCGGATACGGCGATGCGTGGAACGTCCATGGATTGGCAGATGACGCTCAGCATCGACGGCAACGATGTAGCCAAATGCCCAACGAACGGGACGACATCGCTCGAATAAACCAAACCGCAACCCGATAATCCAAACCCCGGCTGCCCGCATACCACGAGCGCCGGGGTTTGCCATAATGTCACGAGCCGCTTTTTGCCGAACTGCCGAACAGGAAGCCGACGGCTACCATGGCGAGTGTTTTCAACGCTTCCACGCCATTGGACAGTGCGTCTCCGTTGCCTTTGAAAAAATCGAGGATCGCCAGAATGAGTAGTCCGAGAAGGCATACGTTAAGGAACTGAGAAGCCACATTGTTTTTGAAGTTTTCGACGGAGAACTTATGTTGCTGTTCCGTGTCTATTTTTTCACGTGCTGGGAGCGATTCGTTTGCCGCGGCGTTCGCGTCGGTTGATTCCGACAGTGGCATGGGTATGTCCTCGTCGGCATCGTCGGGTATGCGGTTAGTGCCATCTTCCGCCATTTTCCGTTCACACTTTCAGGTAAGCGTCGAACGTGTGGTCCTCGGCCATGTCGACATTGCCTACGAATCGGCTCTTGTTCTCCACCGCTTTGCTCCATGCCGACCCTGAAAGATGGGTGATTCTGGAAAGCGTGACGGCGGGCAGATTCTTCATGTGGTCCCATACCGTGTCGATGGCTTTTTTTAGTTCGGGGCTTGATGATTCGTCCGCCGCGTACGCATTGCCCATGGCGTCCTTCGCGTATTCGGTGATCGGGTTTCCGCCGAACGATTTGAATTCCCCGTACACTGCTCCGCATACCGGACCGTACCGCCACGGCTGGAACGATTCGGTGAGGAGCCTGTGGCCGGTGTTGCGCTGGTACAGGCATGTGATGAAGAACATGAGCTTCTGCAATTTCATCGGACTCACGGCGATCTTCTCTTTGAAGGCGCGGCGAAGGATGCTGTTGGCTATCAGCTCCGGGTCTATCCCCGTCCCCGGCAGACTGCTTCTTTTTGCTTCGGACATACCCAACACACCTCCCTGCTTCTGTTTTCAATCTACCGGCGAGCGCGTGGATTCGTCAACGTTTCTTCACAATCTGGATAATCCTGACACATTTTGATGATTTTGGTGAGTGTGGTTCGTCGTGTTCTGACTTGCATTACTTTACATACTTTGTTATAATAGTTATGTCAACGGAAAGGAGGTGAGCATGAAATGGACGGACATCGTGACCGCCATCAGCTCGGTGGTGAGCAACATCATCGCACTGGCGGCGCTCATCATCTCGATACGGCGCCGACCACGCCATAAGAGATGACGAAAGGGTTCCGAGCAGACCTAGTGCCCGGAACCCCGGTTCCATCCTATTTCATGGCCATCATGAAAACAAGCACCATATTCGCCGTCTGCGGCATCACATGCGGCCTGCTGTCGGCCATGCTCGGCTTCGCTGGAAAACCATGGCAGGCCGGACTGTTCGGACTCGCGGCCGGCATCTGGAGCCTTGCCACGCTCGCCATGGACAGACGGGGCGGCAAGGATGACTGAACGCTATCTGAGCATGACCGAGGTGGCCGAACGCCTCGGAATCACCAAAGGCGCACTGGCACGCTACAGGCTGCCCGACCCGGACGTGGTTGTCGGCAAGGCCAGAGGCTGGCGCGAGGACACCATCGACCAATGGAACGCACAACGCCCCGGCCGCGGTGTCGGCGGAGGAAGGCCACGCAAACACGCCGAATAACAAGAAAAAGCCCCTCCCCCAGCAATGCTGAGAGAGGGGCAATGTTTAACCGAGTTTTCCGATGATCCGCTTCTCGTTTTCGCTGAGCGGCCATATGGTCACGTCCTCCGCGGCCTTCAGCTCCGCGGCCTTCAGTTCCGCGGCCTTCAGCTCCGCGGCCTTCAGTTCCGCGGCCTTGGCTTCGCTCAGGAGATAGCCGCCGCCGTAGATGGCCTTCTTCACGGCCTTCTGCGAGTCGAGAGCCCTCGTGAACGCAACGTCTGAAGCCTTGACGCAGAACTCGACCTGCTTGCCGATCTTCCCGAGCCTGCTCACGGTAAGCAGTTCACGCGGATACGCGTATTTCGGCGGATGCCTGCGTTGCTCTTTCCTGACGCGCTTCACGGTCTCGTCGATCGCGTTGGCCAAGTCCGGCGCGGTGCGGATCAGGTCATCACCGAAACTCGTCACGAACGACGTGTTGACCTGCGCGCCGTTCGCGTATTCGATGGTCGAATCCGTGACGATCATGTGCGCCCCATTGCGCGACGTGCTGGAGAAGATCGTGAGATACGGCGCGAACAGGAAGAACGGAATATTGTTGTCACGGTAGAACTTGCATATCTTTGACAGAATCGAGAAAGGTGGGTTGTCCACCACCACCTTGCCATCGGAATAGTCGAACCGTTCGTAGTCGCCGCCCGGATAGAAGGGGCGCACCACTTTGCTCGGGTCGATGCCATATTCGTGGCATGCCCAGTCCTTTATCGTCTCATACACTGCGGGGGGGGGTATAGCAGTCGTCCGTGGTTTTCTTCGGCTTGAATTTGTCCACGAACGCGCCGTAATCGTCAATCGTCTGCTGTCTGATGCCCATTTTGAAAGTCCTAAAAATAAAGCCCCTCCTCCATGATGGAGAAGGGGCAAATGTTAAAAAACGGGTGTAAAAAATTCCACGGACACTACAGTGCCGCAAATTTTTCCACACCCGAGTTTGAGTCTCACGCCAAAAAAATCAATCACGGCGCAGCGGATTGTAGGCGACGCCGAGACCGCTGGCGATGAAGCCGGCCACGGTGCTGATGTACCCGCCTATGGCGGCGTCGCCGAAGGTCATGAAACCCAAGCCGACGCATGAAGCGATGAGACCGGCAACGTAGACCACGGTGCGCACGCCCTTGGAAAAGACGGGCGTGTAAGCCGTCGGCTGCTGGTTGTCCTGACCATCCTCACGCTCGTTGGTCAGATTATTGACCGTGGTCTCTAAAGTCGTTGGCGCTGCATGCTGAGCCATATTAAACCTCCTTAGAATCGTCCTTGGTTGAGCGCCGACTGCAGGGCGCGTGCGGTGGCGGGGCCGAAGCTCGCGTCCTGAGCCAATCCGTAATGCGCTTGGATGGCGCGAATGGTGGCCGGGCCAAACAGACCATCAACACCACAGCCCAGGCGACGTTGCACGGCACGGATCAGATCACTGCCGCCACTGCCGTAGCGGACAACGCTCGAATCGATGGCGGGACGCGCGTAAGTCCTGCCGTCAGGCACCTGCTGGCCGCTGATGATGCCATCCACCGCGGTGCCCATCACCTGCTGCCAGCGGCGTACCGTGGCGGGGCCGACGTTGCCGTCCACGGCTAGGGCGCCGGTGGATGCCGAAGAGGTGTTGCCGCCGCCGTAGCGGAGGTAGCAGTTCCACGGGTAGCTGTAGTAGCCCCTGATGTTGGTTTCGCGGCCGGTCTGGTCCCCGGCCTTGCCGTAGGCCGTGCCACGCTCGGAGATGGACGCCTGCGCGAGCTTGCCGCCGCCAAGGTAGACGGCCACGTGGTGCACGTCGTTGAGCAGGATGTCGCCCGGCTGCGGATTACCATTCGCTGGGAGTCGCGTCCATCCGCGCTTGGTCAGCTCACCGGACAAGTTGCCGGTGTAGGTGGCCGAACCGGTGTCGAAGCCCGCCTCGCGCAGGCAGTGGATTACCAAGCTGGAACAATCGCAATTACCCCCCGATGGGTTGAAGTTCCAGCGGTCGGACTGGCTGTAGCCGAGATTGGCGACTGCGCACCAGTAACGCATACGATTGATGAGAGCGCTGACGCTTGCCATGTCAGTCCTCCAATCCTTCGACAGCCTTGGCCGCATCCGTTTCGGACACGACCGGGATGTCAATGGGCGGCAGACTGTCGCCCTGCGGTGTCATTTCCGGCGTCATGACAATATCGTCCATGACGGCCTCCTTCCCGCCCCCAACGGGGCATTGAAAAAGGCCACCTCCGAAGAGATGGCCTTGTTTTTGGAAAAATCGATGTCAGCGCCTGTGCGCCGAATTGTTGAAGATCAGGATGAGCGCGAGCAGGATGAGATACGCGCCCAGCGCGACTGGTCCGCTCATTGCCGGTCCTCCAAATATTTTTCGGCGGCGGCGATGATCCAGCATTGCGCGTCCAATTTCTCAAGCTTCGACAATTCGTAGCTGACGGCCTCGCTGTGGTCGGTGTCCTTGTCGCCGTAAATCAGGCTGATGATCGTGTTTTTTATCGTGTCACGGCACAACTCGTCCATCCGCTCGTCGAATTTCTCGGTGCGTTCGCCAAGCTGTCGGGTCTTGGCGAAATGCTGGGAAAGTGGACTGTCGTACGGCAACCGTTCCGGCCGCACGTGCGAGTACAGGCCGGTCGCCAGCGCATCCAACGCGCCCGGCCAGACTTTCAGGCCGAGCGTGATGAGCGCGCACGCGCCACCCACACCCCCGAAACCGGCTAGAAAATTTTGCAGCACATTACTTCCTCCAATCGGAAAATGGAAAAGAGATTAATCCCGTCGATTTCGACGGGATTTGGAAATGTCAGGCACGCGTCATCGTGTCACCGTCGAACCAGTCAAGGCCGTACTGCCGCAAGCGGTCCCAATCGTCCTGCGAATACAAGCCGATCCGGTTGACCGTCACTGAAACGCCATTGCCGCCGCTGCAGTGCAGCGAGCAATTGCCACCGCCCTTGTAGACGCCAGCCAACGTCGTGGAACTTTTATATATCACCTGGCAGCTTTCCAGGGCGAAGGCGTCGCGTCTGTTCGTGTTGAAATCAACCGCAATCACACAGCCTTGTTTGATTCCGTGCAATACCGCAGCCCAGACGTCGGCCTGGCCGGTGTAGACGTATTTGCCGTCGCTGTTTTGCTTGCAGTCACAATTCCAAGCGCCGAGTGGCCGCAAGGCTTTTGGATCGGCATATAGGTTGGTGATGAGGCTCATGCCATCACCCCCGTAAGGGTTAGGCGCGTGGCATCGTATCCCCGTCGAACCAGAGAAGGCCGTCGAGCAATGCCTTGTTCGCCTGGTATTCGGCGAACGAGCATAAGAGAATGTTTGTCACGGTGACGGTCGGACTGCCTGACTTGACGTGATAACTCATTGATATCGGATAGGAATTGTTGACGATCATCTTGTAGCTGACACGTTGTCTTGCGTTGATGTCGCCATCCGCTCCGATTATCGAGATAGTGCCGCCTGTGACGTTCACCTCGACGCTGATCTGATATGTCGCCCCATTCACGCTCGGAAGGGTCGTGATATTCACCCACTTGTCGGCTTTCAGGGTGATGGTCGAGGATGGGCTCGTGCATAGGTTCGTGATCATCATCGGACATCACCCGCCCGACGAATCGCCTTAATCGCGTGGCATCGTGTCCCCCGAGAAGAAGCCCGGAAGCCCCCCCCGAGCGCCGCGTCATACGTGTCGGCGGCTTCCACGCTCAATTCGCTGATGGCCATACCGGAGGGGATGGCCAGGCGCGCGTCATTGGCGGTCGGGGTGAAGCGGATCGTATATTTCCCGACCGTCTGGGCACTTGGGTATTCGACCGTGCCGCCGGAAAAGATGCCGATTGCTTTATTCGTCGTATCGTTGCTGACGATCCTGAACGTGCACACGTATTCCACGCCGACCTCGCACGCGAAAGGCAGGTCGATGTATTCGCCTCTGGTGTTGGCCAGCGTGCCACCGGTCATGTACTTCGATATGTCGCCGCCCTTTTTGACGACATGGAAGCCGGTGGGGTCGAACTTTGGGTTCAGCCACAGGTTAATCCTCTGCATTCTCGTCTCCCTTCACGCTTTCGAGCACATCCTTCGGGATGAGTTTCATGGCCGCCGACAGTTGACTGGTGAGGATTGCGATTTGCTTGTTGAGAGTGCCGATCTGCGCGGAAAGAGAGTCGATGACGTCGTTCGCGTCGGCTGGAATCTGAGCCAAAATAAGTCTCCTTAAATACGAAACCCCCGCAATCCGTGTGGATTGCAGGGGTTGAAAAAATTGGAATGCTGGATTAGTCGGCGGCGGTCATCGTGTCGATACGAGTCACGGCCTTAAGCTCGTCCAAGGTGAGGGTGCGTCCGAGATTCGTCTTCACGTCCGTCAACGTCACGGACGTGCCCGTATCGTCGAACGTGGCCAGCACGCCACGCTGGTAGTCGCGCCACGATTCGGCGGTGCCGTCAGCGCTGGAAAACTCCAATCCGAGACGGCACAATTCCGCGCGCACCGACTCCTTCGGCGGACGCAAATCAAGCACACCGGACGGCTCAGAGGGCGTCACGGCAGTAGTGGTATCAGCGGTAGTGGTTTCAGTGGTCTCATCGGCCATAATCAATCTCCTTAATTCTGTTGGTTTTGTCTTGGCATGAGCGATTCGTAGAAGCGTTCCTCGCATTCGTCCAACATGTTTTGGCTGGACTCGTCATCAAGGAAGGCGTCCAATCCGTCGATATCCCGCGTGCAGGCCACATCGATGCCGCTGGACGCTTCCACACCGGAACCGTCAGCAGTCAATGCGGCGCACATCCGCGCGTCGGTCTCATTCGACATGACCGGAAGATTCATGCCCTCACGCGTCCTGTTGCGTGCGGCGGTCAGCGGGTCATTCAACACTTCCCCATCGTCGGACATCATGCTCACGCCGGTCGCGGAATCCGTCAAAGCGGATTCCAACGCTTCGAACGCTCCAGTCCACACGCCCCTGCCGGTGGCATGGTCGTATCGGCTTGTATCCTCCCTGCCCTGCATGATCGCCGCGATCGCCTCACGAGTCGAAGCAAGCCCAAGCAAAGCCTTCCACGAAGCAATCACGTCAGGTGCGAAGACGAAGCTGTCCGACCCGTTTATGGGCGGATTACAGCGGATAATGCAAAGCCCACTGTTATCATCCATTTCGAAAGTCGCTGACAACATTCCCTCCAATCACTTGACCAAATAAGCCAGGAATTCCACGTAAACATCCACCGGGCAAGGCTGGTCGGCGTTATACAGCTTCAATGTGAAGCCGCTCTGGCCGCCCGTGTTCATCGGGTGCGCGATGATGCCCGCCCATTGCGAATCCGCGTTCGCGACGACGTAATAGTGGCCGTATTTCGTCGGGCTGAACGTGCAATCGACTTGCATGGAAGCGCCGGTCGCAATCTTCGAGCCGGAATTCGGATACCACGCCTTCCACGCAGCCTGGGCCTGGAACGTAAAACGGTTCGTGATGCCGCCAAGATAGCCGCCAAGATACACGTATCCGGTGCCGATGTTCGCGCCAACTCCGACCTCGCCGTTCGCGTCTTGCGCTTCGAGCCAGCACTCCGAACCGTTCGCGCTATCGCCGGCCAGAGTGAGGAAAGCGCTGCTTTTCTTGCTCTCGTCCGGCTCGTCGTAATCCGTGTTCGCCACGGCATGCACTCTGGATGTGACGCCGCCGCTGCCGGTACCGCCTTTCTTGCGCGGCTTCGATCTGAGAGACATGAACGCAGCGGGATCGTTCTTGCTCACGTGTCCGCTCCACAAGTCCAGTTCGCTCATCGCGCCGACCTGATTCGACTGGATGACAGAAGCGATGGCCGGATGCGAAAAGTAGGCGGTGGACCCGTTGTAAGCGGGGAATTCGATGCCATCACCGGTGAAAGTCTCAGATCCGCCGATGATGTAGGTCTGATAATCCGGACTGATACGCACCCTGTGCCCGCTCGTGCGGGTTTGGAACGTGCCGGTCAGCACATTGCTCTTCCCCTCGCCGTCCAGGTAGACGGTGCGGTTGTGATTGCTGTCCCACATCTGCAAGGCCGTGCTATTGAGCTTCATGCCGGTGTTCTTGGCCTCGGAGCTCTGGAAGACGGCGCCGGTGAACACGTAGCCTCGGAACTGGCCTGCCGCCACCTTGTCGGACGTGATAGTGCCAGCCGCGATCTTGACGGCCGTCACACTGTTTGCCGCCAGCTTGTCGGCTGTGATGGCACCAGTCACAATCTTGGACGCATTGACCGAATTAGCGGCCAGATTGTCGGCGTTTACCGCGCCAGCAGCCAAAGCGGCAGTGGTCACGGCATTGGCCGCAATGTCGCCCGCTTGAATCTTGTGGACGTTGAGCAGCGCCACGGTCATATCCTCCGTGACCTTGAGCTTGCCAGTTGTCACGGAATTGGCGGCAATCTTGTCGGACGTGATGGCCAGTGCGACGATGTTCCGAGCCTGCACCGAGTTGGCGGCGAGTTTCGCGGCGGTCACCGCGTCAGCCACCAGCTTTTCAGTGGTCACGCTGTTAGCTGCGAGCTTGTCCACCGTGATGGCATTGGCTTTGACCTTCTCGGCGGTCACTGAGTCGGCGGCGAGATGCTTCGCACCCACCGTGCCAGCAGCGAGGATGTTGTTCGCCACGAGGTCGAATGGCTCGAAGCGCGTACCATCCCAAGTCAACACTTCCACCACGCGGTCAGCGAGCGGCACCAAGACGCTTGGTGAAGCGTTCGGCGTTCCCTGCCAATAGGTGTAGAAGTCGGCCAGCATGGACGGCGAATTGTTCTTCTCGCCTTTCCACCTCGTCCAATACTTTTGCGTGCGCCACCACATGTCGCCCGGCTTCAGACCGTCATGATTCGGTTCGTCGGGGCCACGGTAGATGAGGTTCTTGCCGTCGGCGGTTGTCTGCGCCTTCTTGGCTGCGGCCTGAGCCTGATTAGCCTGAGAAGCCGCGTTGGCGGCAGCGGTCGAAGCCTTGTCGGCGGTGGCTTGAGCGGTCTTGGCCGCATCATTCGCCTTGACGGCGGCGTTCGCCGCATCGGTCGCGGCCTTGTCGGTCACAGCAACCCAAGCCGACCCATTCCACCTTTTCGGCGTGTTCGCGCCATTCGTGGTGTCAATCCACAAGGTCGAAGCCTTGCGCATCGACGTGGCCGGTGCCGTGCTTTGGATGAGCACGTCGGCCTTGCCGTTAGCCACGCCAGCTGCGGCTGCGGCAGCGGTATTGGCCTTCTGCGCTGCATTGGCCGCATCGGTTGCGGACTGGGCCGCACTATCGGCGGTGGCCTTGGCCTGAGTCGCCACGCTCGACGCATTGGCAGCGGTGGTCTTGGCATTGGCCGCGTCGGACTTGGCCGCATTGGCCGAAGCGTTGGCGGTGTTCGCCAGTGTCTCCGCATTGCCAGCGGTCTTCTTCGCGCTCTCGGCGGCGGTCTGAGCGGCATTGGCCGCGTCCTTGGCCTGACCTGCGGTAGCGGTGGCACTCTTGGCGGCGGCGGTAGCAGCGTTGGCGGTATCCTGCGCTGTCTTCGCCGCACCATTGGCCGTATCAGCCGTGCCCTGCGCGTTTTTCGCTGCGGCAGCGGCGTTCTCGGCAGCCTTCTTCGCGTCGGTGGTCTTCGCCGCATTGTCCGCGATATCCGACTTCGCCTTGGAAATTTCGTCCGCGTTCTTCTCGACATCGGCATAGCCGAGATGGTTCCAATTCGAGCCATCCCACACCAAGGTGTCTATCACGCGGTCGGCCAATGGCACCAGCACGGAAGGCGAATTGTTCGGCGCTCCCTGCCAGTACGTATAAAAATCGGCCAGCATGGACGGCGAATTGTTCTTCTCACCCTTCCAGCGAGTCCAATACTTCTGCGTCTTGAGCCACAGGTCGCCGACGATGAGATTGTCCTTCGGTTCATCAGGCCCACGGAACGTATGGTTCTTTGAATGGGCTTCGGCATACGCCTGCGCCGCCGACTCCTTCGCCTTCGAAATCTCACCGTTCGCGGTGGTCAGGTCGCTCTTGGTCTGCGCGATATCCTTCTGCGCCTGCGACAAATCGGTCTGCGCCTGAGCGAGCGACTTGGACGCCGCGTCGAGATTCGACTTGTTGGCTTGGATGTCCTTCTGGGCCTGCGTCAGCTTCGCCGTATTATCCTTCAAAGCCGTCTGATTGTCAGCCAAATCCTTCTGAATCTGCTTGACCTCTTCAGGCGAGACGGCTGAAGCCACGGTCACCAAAGCGATGGCCGACCAAGCGGAGCGATTGCCCGCATGATCGACGGAACGGAGCGCGTAGGAGTGCTCGGAGCCTGCAGTCAGTCCGGTGACCACGTAATCGCCCTGTCCGGCCTGCGTGGCGCTGATGACGGTCATTCCGGCCGCATTGACGCCCTCGCCGACCTCGATATGGTCGAAATCCGATTCCATCTGAGCGCCGGCGCTTGTCTTGCCATCCCAGTGGACGGTGACCACGCCAAGCTCAGAAGACAATACCGGCTTGGACGGCACGGAGCACGGCGTCACATCAGATTCGACGGTAGCCACCACGACAGCCGACCAATCACCCAGCTTGTCGCTGTACGTGGGCACGGCCCTGACGCGAACCTCGATTTGCGTGCCACAATCAAGGCCACCGAAGCCAAGCTGCGTCTTGTCGGTGGTGCCGGCGGAATGCCAGGGCGCGCCATCCACGTGCTTGCGCCACTCGACGGCGTAATTGCCGATTTCGATGGCGGTGTTATTCGTCGCTTCGGTCACTGCAGACCACGAAGCCGTGGCCAGACCATGCGCGAAACCGTCGCTGCCGATATACGCATCAGTCTGCACCACAAGACCAAGCGGAGCCTTCGGCACGCGATGGTCACGGTCGGACGAGGCGGTCGTGCCGCCCTCGCTACCGGCCAACGCGGCACCACCGGTGATGCCCTTGATCTTCTTCGCCTGACGGACACTCGCATCATATTTGATGTCATTCAGGGCAATGGAAGCACTTAATCCCTCATTCTGGCGCATGGACAGGTCGATTTCCTGCACGCGCACCTTCTCGCCATGCGACACGGTGGGTGCAGTGATCCAGTCGCCCGCATGATAATCGACGAGCGGCAGCGCGTCCACGTCGGAAACGATAAGATCGCGCGTATACTGGCCACGCACTCTCGCAGCATCGTCGAGTGTGGACTGCATGAATGCCTGAGCGGTGTCCTTGTCGGACACGCCACCCTGCGACGAATAGGACTCCCACTTGCCCCACGGGGTCGGGGCGGCGGGATTGTCCATGCGGAACAGCAGGTTATTGTCACCCTCGACGAGGATAGTGCTGGCCAGATCAGCGATGGATTCCTCGAATGGTGCCTCGCCGATGTCACGGGCCAATTGCAGGACGATACTCTTGCTCAGGTCACGGCTCAAGGCGATGCTGTCCGCATTCCAAAGCTTGAGCGTCCTGCCGGACGTGCGCCAGTCGCAGCCGCCACCATTAACAAGAGCGCTCAGGATGGTCTGCAAATCGGTGCCGAGCGAATAGTACAGAGTGTACTTTTTTGCCCAATTACTGCCAGCCGCGTCCTTGGCCGTGTCGAAGCCCAAGGTCAGACCGGTGGCCACGCCGCCACGCTGACGGTTCTCGTCAAGCATGGTCTTCAAAATCACGCCCGGATTAGCCGAATAAAATGGCCTCTTGCCCTTATTATCGCCGTCCGCGAGCAGATGGCTGGAATCATTGTTCTCCGCCTTGCTCAGGAGCCAGCTGATCGACTGGCCGGAATAGGTGACGGTCTTGGTGCGGTCGTCCGTCTTGCCGGAACGTCCGGTAATCACGAAACGCGCGTTGTCCGGCTCGCGATAGCCGGTTCCGTCCGACACTTCCACGGCCACTTCGAGGCCATCGGTAAGCTCTCGGTCGAACGCCTGCGCGTCGCCGGAAAGCATGGAGTATTCGATGCTGATGGCTCCGTCATCATTGTGGAGCATCGAGGCGCTGAAGCTCACCGGCTCCGCCAATACGCCGATTCTTGCACCGAACGGCCGGTATGCCACGAGACGAGCATACAAAGACTTGCCCATGATTAACTACTCCCAGGATTGCAAAAACCGGCATGTCACCTTGTCGGCGCTGCCGGTCTGTTTGATTGCGAGGCGATAATCGCCAGAATCGATCGCGGGCCACACTTGCAGTGGCTCCGTGGTCCAGTCGATGCCATTCGACGCATCCGTACCACCGGACCATGCGTCGGCGTTGGCCGCCGTCCACGCCTTGCGATTGGTTGCATCGACGAAAAGGTAAGGTCGTGAGGCGTCGCGTTTGCCGCCCCACATTAGATTCGTGCCACTTATCGGGTCACTGATCGTGACGGCGGTTGCGGCACCGAAGCGCAATACCAGCGTGCCGATTGGCGCATTGGAAAGCCAGCCCTCGGGGATGGTGTCGAAAAGCTGCGAGGGCGAGGCGTTCGGCAATCCAGCCCAACGCGTCCAATACCCCTTGTCGCTGGGCTTGGCGACACTACCGGCCATGAGGCGCCCGCCAGTCGCGTCCAAGGTGCGCTCCTGCCACTGCTCCCCCTGCCAAAAAACATCCGGCAGTTGAAATACTGCAGTGGCCGCGCGGTGGTCATCCCACGGAATCTCGTCACCGTCCGGCTGACAGGACGTGCACACTGCGCTTGCAGTCATGCGCCGAGTCCAACCGGACACCGTGTCACGCTCCACGCGCGTCAGCTTGGAAGCCAAACGGCAGAGCCTATAGAAGCGATGCATCAGCACGTCGGAGTCAGGGCCATTGGTGATGAATTTCAGCGTGATTTCTGGCGCATCGAAAGCCACCGGACCAGCAGGAAGCATCACACCATTCCGACCATTCACGGTCACGGAATTAATGCGCGGGCTGATGCTCGTGAAATGGGTGGTGCCGACTATCAGGCTCGCATTGTCCCCGGTCAGATTCTGACCTTCGATGAGATAATCCGTGAGAATCATCGACTACCACCCTTTTTTCACTTGTGTCACCATTGCGGCATTGCCGCCGTCTGCAATTTCTGCTGCGTCGAAATCGACGTGGGCGCGATCGCCGGATAATTGAACGTCTGCGTGACATACGTGGCACCGGCACCGCCATTGCTGACATTCGCCCTGCCGGACTTCGACGCATCCACCTCGAAACCGCCATTGATCTGCGCGTTCATGCCATTGACGGTCTTCTGCACGTCCTTCCAGCCAGCCTTGAGGCTCTTGTCAAAGCCCTGCATGATGGCCAGACCAGCAGGCTTGAGCATCACCTTGTCGTAGCTCAAAGGGCCTTTATGTTTGACGATCCAATCGCCGATGCCACTCACAAAGCTCTTAACTTTGCCGAAAGCCGCCCTCAGACCATTGAGCAGACCATTGATGATCGACGCGCCGGCATTCCACAGCCACGTGCCAGCACCAGCGAAGATGCCGATAATCGCACTGCCAATGCCACCCAAAAAGCCGAGCACGCTTTGCACAACACCATACACAATTTGACTAAAGCCATTCCACGCCTGACTCCAATTGCCATGAATCAGGCCGGTCACCAGATTGATGACGCCTTGGATGACATTGACGATGCCCTTGACCACCATCGTGATGCCATTGATGATGCCTTGGATGAATGGCAGCATCGCTTGAATGGTCGGCAGCAGTGTCGAGCTGATGAAGCCGACGATCGCGGAAATGATGGTGGACACCAATGGTGCGAGAGCTTGAATCACCGGCACCAGCGCCTGAATCACGCTGGTAATCGCCTGCACCACAGTCGTGACCAAAGGCTCAAGGCCCTGAATCACCGGCGTGATGGCAGTCACCACGTCAGTGATGAGACTGCTAATCTGCGAGATGACCGGCATGAGCGCCTGAATCACAGCCGTGATGGCCGCGACCACTGCCGCGACAACCGGCTGCACACCTTGGATGGCCGGAGTTATCGCCTGAATGACGGTGGTCACCACGGTCAGAATGCCCTGAATGGCCGGTACCAAAGCACCAACAAGCGTGGAAATGATTGGCGTCAGCAATGGAATTATCTGGCCGACGAGATTGGTGATGACCGGCATCACCGCCGCAGCAAGCTGACTCAAAGCTGTCATGAGCGCCTGAATCGACGGCTGCAAAAGCTGAAAAGCCTGCTGCAAGCTGACGAAGGCATTCTGCAGCATCGTGCCGAATTCGCTGCGGAGCTGCGGGCTCGTGGCAATCAATCCGGCCAAAGCGCCAATCACAAGCGTGATAGGGCCACCAAGACCAGACAGGACGCCACCAAACTTCGACAGCAAGCCGCCAATCACCGGCACGCCACTCAATCCGCTCAAAGCTCCACCAAGACCAGCCGCGCCAAGCAGACCAGTCACGGCGGCGATAGGACCGGACAATCCAGACAATTGGCCAGTGAAGCCGCTGAAATTGATTTTGCTGATCTTGTCGGCGATACCACCGAACACTTTCTCAAGCGGCGGGCCAATCTTCTGCGCCAGTGCGGCCACCTTGTCGAAAAACGCGGTGATGAGCGGTTCGACGGCCTGCACCATCTTGATGACCGCGCCGCCGACCCCACCGAAAGCCGCGATCAGATCATTGCCGACCGAAGTCTTCAAACCGGCAATCTCATGCTGCAGGATGGTCATCTTGCCCTGCGGCGTGGCCGCCAAGGCCTTGTTGATGCCGCCGAAATTCGCTTCCAGGACCTTCGCGGCCATCGCGGCCTTCTCGGACGCGCTACCCTCCTGAAGGACTTTTTTCTGCGCGTCCGTCATGGTCACGCCATATTTACTCAAGGCGGTTGCGCTGCCGGTCATGACCTTGCCGAGCAGGTTAGCGATCTGCACGCCATCCTGAGCGGTCGCGTTATAACCCTTGTTATTGGCGATCATGTCGGCCAAGGCGGGCGTCAAGGTCTTGACCTGATCGGCGGTCAGTGCGAAAGTGCCGAGCTGTGCCTGAGCGGCCTTCAAGGTGCCACCGGATATAACGCCGGTCTGTCCAAGCGTCTTATTCAGGCTGAGCAGCGACTTCTGCTCTTCCTCGGTCCAATTATTGTTTTTGGCGACCTGCTGGAATTTCGCGGTCACCTCACCGGCCTTGAGGGCCGCATCCACGGCCTGCTTGCCGAAATTCGCCAGATATCCGCCAGCGGCGGCAGCGGCGCCGGACACGACGGTGGCCATGCCCTTAGCCGCCTTGCCGATACCGCTCACGGCCTTCGAAGCGAAACCGGAAGCCTTGCTCAAACCCGAATGCAACGCATTACCGGCCTTCGCGGCCGCATTACGCGCACCCTCCGGCAAAGCATTCCAAGCAGCCGAAAACTTGCTTTTGATGTTGGACGTGACCTCGCCAGCCGTCGAACTGATCTTCTGCACCGCCGCGTTCACGCCTGGAATCTTGCCGACAATCTGCTGGGCCGTTGAGGTGAAGCCGGACGCCAGACGGCTGAACGTATTCTTGGACTTGTCGGATTCGGCCGCCAACTGCGTCTCAAGATCCTTGAGACGTCCCTGAGCCGTCTTGAGATTGTCGGACGCCGCCTTGAGATTGTCAGCCGCCGTCTTCTGTTTGATTTGAGCTTGTTCGAGTTTGATGGCCGCAGCCTGAGCCTGCGTGCTGTCCGCGCCATATTTCTGTGTGGCCGCGTTCAGCTTTTCCTGAGCGGCCTGCACCTGCACGCCAACCGCCTTGAATTTCAGCAAGGCGTCCGTATTCTTTTGCGAGGCTTGCGCCACGTCCTTTTTAAAGGACTTCAGGGCTTCGGAATTCAGCTCGGCCGCACCACTGTTGAAACCGCTTTTGAAGGCGCTGCCGATCTGCTTGCCCTGCTGCGCGCCATTGAAGCCCTTCGTGAAGGAGTTTTTCATGTCGGAGACGGCCTTGCCGGTCTCCTTGGCCACATTCTGGCGGAAGCCCTTCATCTGCGGGAAAATGCTCACATGCGCGGAACCAAGCTCGCTACCGCCAGCCATGACAGCCTCCTCTATTCACTTGTTTTTTTGAAGCCGAAGATGCTGCTCATCGACTCCAAAGCCTCACGACGCTCCTCATCGGTCACCTCGACATGCTTCTTCCCAACCTTTTCCGGCGCGAGATCGCCAAGAATCGACGTGCCGCCCGCCTGAATCGCGGTGATGATAGCCGTCGCATCCATCGGCAGCACCATATGCACCGCAGTCATACCGGTGTAAGTGTTCGGATCGGCCGAAAGGTTCTCCCACAAGGCGATCGCGTCCGCGAAACGGAGCCTGCCGCCCAAATCGGCCTGCAGACTCCATCCACGCGCCGCGAAATCGGCTCTTATTCGACTGCCGTCTTCTCCTTGGAGGAGCTGGCAGAAGCCGACGATTTTCCCAAATCAGCGCCCTGCATCTTGGAAATGATTTCGCCGTAATCGGCGAGGATGTTCATGGGCACCATGACCGGCTCCTTCGCCAACTGCCGCGCCGCATCCTCACCGGCGAAAGCCGTCAGCATGTCCTTGAGCGCCTGAATCTGCTCGGTGTCGGACTGCAGATTCGACAGACGTGCGAAATCATCAATCGACAGTGCGAGAGGTAGTTTGTAAATGTGGCCGTGCGGTGCGAGGAACCATACGCTGCCGTCCTTGATGAGGTGCTTCACCTTCATCCGCTTGGCCGACGCTTCAAGCGCCTTCTCCTCGTCCTCCTGAGTCCAGGCTTCGAAATCGGCGGCGGAGGGCATCACATTCTTGGTCATTTCTTCCTTCTTTCAAACGACTACGAAAAATTCCTTTACTTTGTTGGATGAAGAGGAAGAATCCCAGCACATGCGAAGAAAGGAAGAAAGAAACATGTGCAGGGAAGAGTCAATGTCAGTCGGTGACCGGCTGAGACTCGGAATCATCAGCCTGATGATCGGTTGCATGAGAATCGGACGAAGCCTTCGGCGTCACGAAGGACTGCAGGTACTTCGAGGCGCCGGAATCGCAGGCGTCGTCCTGAATCCATTCGATGGTCCAAGCGTCACCGGTGTTCTTGCCGGCAGTCTCCTGCCCCTGCTCGTTGCCGGTCAGATTCACGACACCAAGACGACGGCGGTGCGTGCCGTTTTTAAAAACGGTCTCCTTGTAGCAGAACCACTTGCCATCCTGAATCACATCGGTCACGTGATACACGCCACTGGAGTCCGGCGTGCCGATCGTCATCTTGCGTGTGATGTCGTTATCCTCGGCCACGGTGAACTGCTCGGTCAGCGACGCCTTGCCGTTGATCGAATAGCCTGGCTGGTGGAATTTGATCGCATCATCGGCGTCACGGCTGTCCTGCGGGGCACCATCCTCGGTGATAAGGCCGACGAAGCCGCCCTTGCTGAAAATCTTGTCCAAGCCGGTCTTCACGTCGGCCACGGTCGGCGCGATGAGATCGGCGGTCAGCTTCTGAGTCGCGTCATAGGGGGCGAAACGGTATGCGCTTGTAACCACGATCTTCGCGGCGCTCAGGTCATTGCCTGCTGCATCAGCTGCCATATTTTGTCCTTTCAAACAAAAAGGCGCTGAAACAAACGTTTCAACGCCTAAAAATTAAGAATTATTGAATTATTGGAATTCCAATAGCGGAGAATTCGACAGTCAGATAGCATCTGGCGATGTTCGCGTCCTCGGCCACGAAATACGGACCATTGCACCCGTCCTCCTCGACTGCCGCGATCGGCGAACCATCAAGCGAGCAAATCTCAGGGTCGGTGAGCAGGCCGTAGATTTTCGCCGCCAGATCACGACAATCACCTGGAAGAGTGCGACTGCCATAACGCACGGTGATACCAATGCTGCGGTCGAAAAGTACGCGATTGGACTGGCTGCCGCCATCGTCACGCACGACCACGAGAGGATAGGAGCCGTCGTAATCGTCCGGCTCTCGAATGTGCACGAGAATCTTGCCGTAGGAGGGCTTCAGCTTGCCACGGAGGTAAGCGCACAGCCATGCTTCGAGGTCTGGTGGTAGCACTGCCGTCATGACTTGCCAGCCTTGAGCGCCTTGCGGAGGTTGCCGGTCCGCGATTCCACGAGCAGGGTTTTCGGATCGGTGCCGACCACCATGCAGGTGGTGCGGTGCGCATGCTTGACCTCCTCGATCTGGAGGCCGTCACGGTATGCGCCGGTGTCCACTGGAGCGTGAGCCTTCGCATATTCCAAGGTCTTTTCGGCCGCCCTGCGGGTCATGGCCTTGACGCCAGCCGAATTCATCAGCTCATCGAAATAGCGATCGTTGAATTTGACCATCACACCCAAGACCATCACCCCCTGTACTCGGATAGTGGAATCTCAATCGTCGGCCGCCAGCCCGTGAAAGCATTCACGTCACGACTCGGATAGCCGGATACCTCCCAACACCTGCCGTCATCCGGCATGGCCCTGATGCGGTCGCCGGGCATGATATCGAGTGACGGGTCGGTCGAGGTGAGGTAAGCCGTGCTCGTGGTCTCCTCACGCAAGGCGTCAGGAGACCTCATGCTGCTGGAGCTGGAAAGCGAGCCATTGAATTCCAGCACGTCCGGGTGGTCCCAATCCTCACCAGTCAACTCGCCCGAATACCGGTCCATGACCTTCTTCGCACGCAAACGCCGCCACTTGGTCACGCCAGACATGTTGAAGGACGTACCACCGCCGAGATAATCCAATGCGGAAGTCACGGCTTCACCCCCCACGTCAAGCGGTAGGGCTGCAGCGTGCGCTTCTCGGACTCGAAAAGCGCCACATTAGGCACACCACCATCGGAGCCGGAGCGATAGGTGACGCTGCTGCCATTCGTGGATTGAGCTGACACCGTGCCGGGAACCTGCATCACACGAGACGCGATGTCCAGCAGAATCATCTGCACTTCCGGCACATCCTCCAAATCCCAACCATCGGTAATGGTCGCTTCCACACTCCCCGGCAGATCGGGAAAGGTGGCGCCATTGACCAGCACAAGGCTCCCGGCCTCGCTGTACCGCGCATCCTGCACGTGTTCCACGCCATCAAGCTTGAGACTCGAAAGCGCGGTCACATGCTTGGATGGCAAGAGCAGCGAATCACCGCCGTGACCATCCAAGCGAATCGTACGAGTGACGGAAGGCGCGACATGCCAGCCGCAATACCGGCGAATCGCAGTCTGAGCGGCATGCATCTTGAAACCGGCATCGACTTGGAAAGAGTCGGCGCTTGGAATCAGATCACCAATCACGGCAGTCATGCCGCACCCCCAATCACTTACTTGGCTGCCATCAGGCCAGCGGCCACCAGAGAATCGATAAGCGCATCGAATTCCTGCTTGGTCGGCGCATCGCCTGCGGCCTTGGACACATTCTTCGCCACCGGAAGAGAGGCGGCACCGCCGATAGTGACCGGCTTGCCCTTGGCATCAAGCGCCACAAGCTCCGCCACATCCTGCGTCTTGTCGATGTTCGCCTCTTTCGGGGTGACGAAGCGCACATACTTCTGCGTCATGATCAGGCCGCCTTACCGAGAGTGACCTTCACAAAGGCCTTCGGATACTTGACTTGCAGGCCGACACGCTCGCTAATGCGGCAGGTCTGCTTGAAGTGCAGGAAATCATCGGCATTCGAGTCGGTCATCTTCACGACCAGACCACCCTTGCGCAAAAGCTCGGCGCTCTTGAAGGCACCGACCAGCGCGGTGCCCTCGGCAATGGCGGCGGTAGCGATTGCGGGGACATTCCACAAAGTGGAACCGTTAGTCAGGTTGAGGTAAGAGCCTTCCGCGTTCTTGGCGATGGTCAGCTTCCAGAAATCGACCGGATTAAGGACGAATGCGTCAGCCTGATAATTGGTTTTCAGCGTGATGTACAGCTTGGCCTTGGACAGACGGTCGGCGTCCGACAGCTCATCCTGGCCCATCGTCTGAATCTCACGATTGAAAAGACCCTTCAGATTATTACCAGTGCCATCACCGGACAGGAGTTGGTTTTCCTCCGCCAGCTTCAGGTCATACTGCGCGTTGTTGTTGATTTCCGACACAATCCAGTTGAGATCGTCCATCATGTTGTCGCTGATGGCGAAGAAGCTGGCGACGGTGCTGATCTTGTCCTGCTTCCACACAGGTTCCTTCCAATGGACCTGCGGGGCTACTCCGGTTTCGGCGACGGTGGAGGCGTTGCCTTCAAGCTCGCTGAATTCCGGGTATTCGATCAGGTTGCCGCTGACGGCACCGGAAGCGAAGAGGTCGGCCACGACCAGCGGACGCTGATACGGTCGAGCAGGCTGAGTGTCGATCTGCGTCAGATACGGGGCATAGCCTTCGGACGGCGCGCCTTCCACGTGAGTATCATCCGCTGCCTTGTATTCGACCTCGAAGTTGCGTGCGATGGCAGACTTCACGTCAAGGCCAGCATTCTGCATGGACTTGACGTAATAATCACCGATACTCTTGGCGTGGATGGCGTCGGAGCCACCAACATGCTGCACGCCGGTCTTGGCGTTGAGCTGGCTGATCTGCGCGAGCAGATCATCGGACTGCTTCATGCCGTCCAGCTGACGGTCGATGCCCTCGACCTCGGCCAGCGCGCTCTTCACAAATGCGATGGTATCGCCATCAGCCTTGCCAGCGGCCAGCAGACCCTGCTTTTCTTCGAGCTGCTTGACAAGCGCGGCTCGCTTTTCCTTGAGAGATGCCATTACGGTCACTCCCCTTTCCGCCCAACTTGGGCAATCTTGATTGCGAGTTGCAACGCTTCCGCTTCGGAAAAACCGTCCGGCTCCTCGGACTTGGCCCCATCGGGCTCCTCGTTCTTGGCTGCACCGGCATCCGATGCCTTCGCATCGTCACTCTGGTCATTGTCATTGTTGTTGTCGGACTGAGTGGTGTTCTCAGCCACGAAATCCTTGAGTTTCTTCGCCTGACCGGTCAGGTCATCGGCGATCTGCGAGAGAATGCCAAGATTCTTCTGTGAGAGGGTGCATCCGGTCTTCAACCGGCGCAGCGCGTCCTTCACGTCCACGATGCCCGTATCCTGATTCGCGCCGACAGGCACGAAGGACGCCTCATACACCCTCAGCTCACGCAATTCGTTGGCTTTGGTGCCGTCATCGAGCTCCACCTCGCCCTCGTCCATCACGTCGAACGCGAAGGACAATTGACTGAGACGCTTTTCCTTGATCAGGTGGTAGACCTGCGCGGCCTTCGGCGAGTCCATGTCGAAATGGCCTTTGATCCACCAGCCGTGATCGTCCTCGCCCATCGAATCGACGCCGCCGATGTTGTAATCGGGGTCATCCATACGATGCCCATACAACACGGGCAGCGTGTTGCCGCTGTCCTGCCATTCCTTGATGGTCTTGTCGAATGCGCCCTTTGCCACCACGTCACCGTAGCAGTCTGGTTCGCGGGTGAAAGTGGAAGGGTAGGCGATGAATTCGCCATCCTTGAGTGCCGAGTCCTCGCCATCGGCCTTGAATCGGCACTCGAAATCCTTAAAGTGCATCATGCACCTCCTTGAAATGCGTTCGCATGTCCTCCGTCTCCTGCAATGCCCTCACACCGGCATCGAACTGCCCCAGGCCGGCTTTGATGTTCAGGTCGGCCTGCAGTTCGTTCTGCCATTTGAGCCATTTGATGTCATCGACTCCCATGCCGGCGCCAAACCGTGATCTGACGCTCTTTTCCAATCGGTCACGCCACATGCCGACGATGGCCGCTGTTTTCTCGTCATCATCCGATTCGATGGCCGACCCATCGGCTGGACGTGACGGGTCCCCGCCATCCTGCGGGCTTGACTGGCCGCCCTTGGTGACATTGAGCGGCACCACCAGTTCGTCACCGCCCTCGACGCGCGGCAGATTCTGGCTGGCGCGCGCCTCGTTCGGCGTAATCCACGGAGCGCCGACCGAAGTGCTCATCACACTGGCCTGCTCCTCGAAATCGCCGGAAAGCTTGCTGCGGATGTCGAATTCGATGTAATTCGCGTCCGGCGCACCTACCTTCGGAGCGAGGAACGTGTTTATCCTGTCCTCGATCATGCGCATGGTCGGCCCCAGCGTCTCGGAGTACAGCATCTTGCGGAATTCCTTGGTGTTCGAGAAATTCGCGTTGTCCAGGATGCCGACCATGACCGGACTGACGTGGTAGACGCTTGCGACGGTGGACAGCGACAGCTTCGTGACCTCGCTGAATTCCTCCTCACGAGCATTGAAGCCCAAACGCTTCAATTCCATGCCATCCTCAAGCAGTGGCGTGGCACCGGCCTGAGCACCCTTGTCGGTGAATTCCTTCCACCCGCGCTTGAAACGCTCGCGATCGGCGTCATTCCATTCCGGCGCATCCTTCGGACGCACCAGCACGCTGCCGATACGGCCGCCGCGCTTCCACACCTGAGTGCGATACGACCATGCCTGAATCTGCTCGTTGATGATGTCCTTCAAGGCACGCACCGGAGTCACGCCCTGTGTCGGGTCATCAGGGTTCCATCCATGGAAAACGAGCATGTCATCAGCAGGCACATCGTAATATGACGTGCCCAGATTCGGGTAAACGCGATAGTAGGCGGGCTGGAAAACGCTGCCATCAAGCTTCGCCTGCACCCAGCATGGCGGAATCGGCTGAATCTGCCAACTGCCGAACCTGTCCACGTCCCGATCAGGCGTCTGCATGACAACCCAGTAAGCGTTATCGTAAAGCGCCAAGTCAGCCACAAGCTGCCTAAGCAATTCATAGCCGGTCATCGTGCCGTTCGGCTGCTTCAGCAGATTTATCAGCACATCATCGGTCACACGCTGCCTGTCGGTGTCGCTGACACGCTCGAATTCCTTCAATCCGACCTGAGCGACATTCCGCGCCAGAAAAGTAATCACGGTACGCAAATGCGGCTGCGTCTTGAAAAGCTCGGCCTCAGTCTGGCCCTGAATCATGGCCATCTGGTCGGACAAATCAAAGGAAATGCTGTAGCGCGGCTGGAAAACGTTCCTCAAGGCGCTCCAAAGGCCCATAAGGCACCTCCAATCGCTTCAAAAAAGTCAAAGAATCATCAATCCATGCCCCGAATAGGCGGAAGCCTTCACCGGCTCAGCATCCACAGCCTGCATGGTCTCCAAGGCGTACAATGCTTCCGATTCGGCGATAAGGCCGCTGATCTGCAAAGCACTCTTAGCGCGATCCCACACCTCGACCTCACCGAGACGCCTTGTCACGGCCACGCTCACCTGCTGTTCGATGGCGGGCTGCGGCAGGTGCCGGAGCTTGCCTTCGCGCACGCGGTCGAGGAAGCGGCCGCAGCACGCGCCAAGGCGGAAACCCTCGATAAGGTGGACGTTCCAGCCTTTTTCGGTCAAGGGGTCGATGAAATCGACGGCCGGACAGCCCTTCGACTGCACGGCGATCTCGCAAATCGACGGCCAGCTCTCACGCAATAGGTCAAGAAAGTGCGGCACCCACAGCATGCCGTCACGACGCGCGATAAGCTCCACATGAGGCAGGCCATCGGCGCGCAGGCCAGCGGCGGCCACATACGTGGTCTGGCGGTCGGCGCTGGTATCGACGGCCAGGACAACGCGATTATCAGCCGGAATGCAGGACGCATTATCTGTGCCATGCGCCCACAGCTTCGGGTTGATGTAGGGCACGATGTCGGCGGTCACCCACTGGCACAGGACCTCTGTGCGGAATGCGGCCTCGGTCATGCCATCAATATCGCTTCGGACACTGGCCACGGTCATAGGGCCATAACCGAGCGACGGGTTAGCCTGGCGGATCGCGTCGGCATCATCCACCGGGCACTTATCAGGCGCGGACCATTCGAAATAGCCGAATGAGCCGTCCTGCTCGCCATTGGCGAAAGCCTCGGCGGCATCCACACCATCGGCCACACACTGCTTCCAAGTGTCCACGAGCTTCCGGCCCTTGTCCACCTGCTTACGCAAGGCCACAGACCGATAATCGCCAGCATTGCTGATGCCCCACAATTGCGAACTCCACACGGCCTTCGTGGTCTGAGAGACGGCATTCCAGCCATCATCATTATGCTGCTCGCGCAGCTCGTCGAAAATCACACGGGCCGCGCTCTTCGCACGAATGTTCTTATCGGCACGGACAATGTATTTCGCCTTCGACTTCAGCACGATGGCTTCCTCGCCGTTGGTGTTCACGAATTTCTGCGTCATGCCCGCAAGCTCGGGCACCACCAGATCGGACTCCTCATCAGTCTCAGGACGCGGATTACACCACTCCTTGACTTGGGAATATGGGCCTTTGGCATTATCCAAGGTCTGCGCGGCACCAACCACCAGAAATTTCACGGGCGGCACCCTATCCGGGTGCTTATTCGAGTCCACAAACAGCCACCATGCGGCAAGCACACCCATCAGCGTGGTCTTGCCATTCTGACGGGCCACAAGCACAATCACCTTGCGGAAGCGATAGCTGCCATCCTCAAGCAATTCCAGCGCATGGACCAGCAGCCAGCACTGCCAAGGATAAAGATGCACATGAAGCATAATCTCCGCGAAGGCAATCACCGCGAAACCATTGCTGGTGGTCTTATCAAGCTCTCTAAGCGGCGGCGTGAAGATCCGCGGCAACGTAACACCATGCAGGTCATCATCGATGGCACCGAAAACACTCAAATCTTCCGACGCCATCGAACGCCTCCTAGCCGAAACGCTTCATGAAATCTTCCATCTGCACAACCTTGTCGCTCTTACGCGCCTCCGGCTTCGATTCAACCTTCGGCTTCGCGGGACGACCAACCTTAGCCGGAGCATCCACCGTCAAACCAAGCGACTGACAATATTTGAGGAACGTCGGCAGCGAAACGTTGTCGAGCTTGCCGTTCTCATCGACAAAACCGGAGAACGTCAGATAATCGATACGCTCAGCCAACACGCGAGCCGCAGCGACAACAGCAGAATTCACAGCCTTGAGGTCAGCGTTCTTCAACGAACGCTCCAACGCCTCCGCCACATTCCGACTCGGAAACTTCGCACTCATCGAAAACACCCCCTAATCTGCCATCGCGCGCGACCCGCCAACAATTTCACTCGTCGGGGAGAGGAAGACCGACCACGCGGGACGTAGACCCCCATCTCGTTGGTTTTACGATTTCACCGCCCCTACCCCGTTTGGGTCGGTTTCGAATGCTGTTTGGAATGCGTTGATTGCGTTTTTGAAGCGTTTGATGAGTTCGTTTGTGCTTGGTGGCATCAGCTTGGCGATGGCACGCTCGGAGTCGATGACCTCGTAGCGGTATGTTCTGTTGACGTGCACTGGAATGTTGACCGTGAAGCTGCTGATTGGGAATGTCTTGTCGTTAATTTCTGCGGTGAGTGTTAGGTTGACTGGCTGTTGCATTGCTGTCTCCTTGCTCATGCTGTCTTAATCCATTGCCTGCTTAGTGTTCCGATTGGTGCGGGCGGGTCACTGTTGCCTCTTAGTCGGTTGCAGCTGGTGTGGCTCGGTTTGAAGCCTGCTGGGTCGAATTGGAGTTCGGGATGCTTGCTGACGGGGAACATATGGTCGAGGTTGAAGCTGTCATCGCTTGTGTTCTTCGGTGCCGCATAGTCTATCGGCATGCCACATAACCAGCAGACCGCATGCTGTGCTTTGCATTGGTTGAAGAATGCGGCCTTGTCTTTTTCGAATTGGCGGCTTGTCTTGCGCGTTCTTCCTGGCATTGATTCACCGCCTTTGGTGCTTCGGGTGGGAGCCGAACCCACGACATCGATGAGGGGCACTGTCTCTTATCACGGGCATTCAAAGAATCATGGAAGCCATGGCCGGTCTGTTCCGTCCTCTGGTATCTGTGCTATCCATCGTGCTCTGCCACTGAGCTACCGAAGCTTGATATGAATAATGGCCCAGCCCTTTCAGGCTGAACCATTTTACTACTGTACGACAGTATAGCATTTTAATTGTGACAGTCAAGCATGGCGGTTATTTCTCCGAGGTTGAACACGTACTCTCCTTTGTGTTTTGTCGGCGTGGCGTGGAGTTTGCCTCTGGTGAGCCATTGGCGGATCTGGTCGCTTGTGCAGTGGATGTCCATTTTGGAGAGGTATCTTGCGACTTCGACTGGTTTTCCGGTGTATTCGAGTTGCCAGAGTTTGTTGTCGCGGGTGGCTTTGATGGCTTGGACTCCGCCTTGCCATTTGCAGTGCGGGCATGTCCATTCGTCGGCCTGTGGCGTGCTGGTGGCTTGGTGGCCGCATTGTGGGCATGTGCCGATGATGACCATTGCCTCTTCTGGTGTCAAGGCCGTCTCGTTGCGTCTGCTGATGTGTTCCAGGGCGGTGTAGTCGTCTGCTGCGGTGCTCATGCTGAGGATGGTGTGTTTGTTGGCCGTGATCTTCTTCCATGCCTTGTCCCACGGGAGATTGCTGTAGCGTGCGTTGATTTTGCCTGCTTGTTCGGCGAGCCACGCTTCGGAATCGGTGATGAGGGCTTGCGCTCTCGTGTCGATTGGCATTGGCGCGCTGCCTCGGCTTGGCGCGTGGCCCGTGGCTCCGATGTGCGCTTGCTTGAGCATGATGGAGCTTAATGCTGGCAGTTGGACGTGTCCGAGCTGTCTGATGAGCGCCCAGTAGTTTTCTCGGCAGCTGGCGCAGAGTAGATTCGCTGCGATCGGCTTCATTGGCTTCTGGCAGTGCTGGCAGTTGGTCAAAGTCGAGTCTCCTTGTCGTGCTGGTGGATGATGGCGGCGATTTCGGCTTTCGGCACCTGCGGCACGAGCGGCGCGATCTCGTCAAGCGCGTAACCGGCCTGATGCCATTTGATGATCATGTCTTCGAGCATTTTCTTCATTTGTATTCCTCCACGGTGTCGCAGCCGATGGTCTTGCCATGGTCGGTCAGACAGACCCATGTCACGTCGCCGGTCTTGACCGTCGTCATGCCGTAATCGGGATGCGTGCCCGCATACCAAGACACGTAGATGCATATTCCCGCCAGCAAGAGCATTGAGGCGACGAATACCACCAGTGCGCCAATAATAATTTTCTCAACCTTGTCCAATCCGCCCATCATTCACCGTCCTTTTCGATTTCGATGATCTCCTTGTATGGGTTTTCGCTTGTATATTGCGGGAAATCGCATTCCTGGTCTTTCCAGCCGGCCGCGTAGCCTTCCTGCCATGCCTTGCGGCGCTCGTGTCTCAACCATTCCAGGCTGTACATTGTTTCCGATTCCAAGCTGCACATGGTTACCGGTTCGTCGTGTTTCATGATTCCTCCTTGTTGAGTCTGTCGGCTAATTCGCAGGCCTTTTCGTCTGCCTGCGCCGTTTCTTCGTCGCGTCCGAGCGCTTCGAGCACGTGAGAGCATTTCCACGTGTGCACGTGGCGTTTCGATGGTGGGATGCCGCTCATTCTGGCTCGACGTTGGCACCAGCCCTTCCACAGGCGCGTCCAGTCGGCTATCGTGCGGTTTTCGCCATAATGTCGGCTTAAGAACGCGTTCCACGCGTCCGACAAGTCGAGATTCGGATAGTCGCGGATTATGGCGGCATTGGCATGGGCCTTCTCCGTCATTAGCTCGAAATCGCTTACGCCGATTTCTTTGGAGAAAGAAGAAGAATATTCTTCTTTCTCTTTCTTTTCGGGTACGGGTACGGGAACGGGGCATGAGTTTGCCATCGACTTGCCATCGGTTTGCCATGCGTTTGCCATAGGTTTGCTATGGCATTTGCCATCGGTTTTGCCATTTTTGCCATTCTCAGGCTTGCCCCATCGACGGTTGGCTCCACGTTTTCCTGCCTCGCTACGCTTCTTGCGCAGAGCGTCCACTTCCTCACCGTCAGGCTGGTAGTCGCTCCAATCGTGGAACTGGTAGCCGTCCTTCTGCTCGTCGTAGGCCCATAATCCCGCGTCGCACAACTCTCGCACTGAATCGTCGGAGCCACGGAACATCGGCACCATGCGAGCCGGAACGAACCCGCCAGTCAGCTGTTGCGCCGACCATGAGCCTGAACGGAGCCACAATGCGGTGGCCCCGTCCGACAGCATGGCGGTCTTCGGATTCGAGTAGAAGGAATCATCCACCTTGAACCACATCTAACCTGTTCCCTTTCCTTGAATTGCAGGAGCGGCACATGGTTTGAAGATTCTCCATGGTGTCCTCGCCGCCAAGACTCCACGGAATGATGTGGTCCAAGCTCAGGTGGTCAGTTGCTCCACATTCGACGCAACGGTAATGGTCACGCTCGTATACCGCCTTGCGTAGCTTCTTGCTTATCGGCTCCCTTGACCGTGGGTCGAAGCGTCTGAAGCTCTTGATGTGGTAGACGGGTTCTCGAAGACGAACCTTGTCTGTCTTCGTCAGGAAACCCGCGTCGATAATCGCCTGTAATTCATCGTCTTCGCCATCGAGAACGTACCGGATGACAGTGTATGGAATATCACCGTAGCTCCTGTTGTCGGAACACCAGGAAATCATCATCACGTAGAGGCCAATTGATGCCGGACTCTTTCTCATGAGTTCCAACATTGTTTCGTCTCGATACCATGAGACCGGAATCTGGAAATAGCCCATTTCATTCAATCTCCTCTTGTGATGCCGTTGTATTCCATCCAGATTGCTTCCTGACGTGGCGTGGTGCAGGGCAGGTCGGTGTAGTTGGTGTTCTTCCAGCCGCTTCCCACGTGTGGTTTCGCCATCGCGTCCAGGGCTTCGGCGATTTCCACGATGTCGGGTGCCGGGTCGAGCGTCACCATGCCAAGCCATCCATGACCGCCTGCTGAGCGGACACCAGGCGGTATCCGCAGTACGGGCAGGTGACGTAATATGCGCCGACGGTCTCGCCGCAGTGGGCGCATTCCACGTATCTGATCGTATTGCTCATTCGCTTACCGCCTTCCGTGCGATTTCGAGCATTTCCTTGGCCTGTCTGATATATTCCTCCTGGAAGCCGGGAATCTCACCGGCGTAATCCCATGCGTCATCTTCGTCCTTCGCCACATAGTCGCTTTCGATGCCATCCCATTCGTAGCTGTTCCAGCAGAGCCGTTTCGCCACGGCCTCCACCTCGGCGTCGGTTGGTGGAGCGGAACGTCCGGCCATGTACGCTGTACCGGCAAGCTCACGAACCGTCTGAAAAGTCAAATCATCATCCATGCCACGCTCGTAAGCGTTGGCCTCGTCAAGCATGATGCTCAATTCGTCCTCTTTCCGTTTGCTTTGACCATGGCCCACAGGATTTCGCTTGCCGGACGGCGCCGGTATGACATGTCGTTGTAGGACTGCACATAGTTGAGAATCAGTTTCGAGCCGGTCGAATCCGGTGTCAGGATCGCGTTCACACGCGGCGGCACCATCTTCCGCCACACAATCTCGTCGCACAATTCCTTCGTGCAGACGAGGAAGTTTGAATCACCGTAGAAGGTCAGGCCGTTGCCGCTCGTGAAGTCAGCCATGCATGACTTGACCTCGTAGAACTCGAAGCAGCCTTTTTCAACGCTTGCGGGCACCGGTTCGCCGTTGATGTTCCAAGGTTTGAAGCCAACGTAATCCACTCGCCGCTCGTCAGGCGTGTTCCGGTCGAAATTGACCTCACTCGCCCAAAAAGCGGTCTGATTCTTCAACCTCTTCTCGACCAGCTTGGACAGCATGGCGGTGGTTTCAGCCCTGCTCATTTCTTCCTCCTGAAGTACTTGCATTCATCGTGATGGAACAGGAACAGGTGAAGTCTCCACACCTTGACTGCCAACAGGCCCTTGAGTGTGATCGCATACCCGCCATGGACACGCTTCATGAGCTTCCTATCGGCCAATGATTCAAGTATTCGGGAAAGCTCTTGGTTCTCTCGTTGTTGCCAGATGTAGTTCATCCCCTCAGCGATATACAGGCAACACATGTCCTTGTCGTATTGACTAATCATCATTAGCCTCCCTCTCAAGGATGTAGACGTTCGTCGCGGTAACGGCGTTATTACTCAATTCCGTTGGTGGCATGATATCCACCCGCAGAATCTTCCAACCCTCGTTCAGCAACTCTTCAAACACACTCATCGCCGTAATCACTCCAAAAAAGTGGGCAAACCTTGTACCGTTTATTCATTTCGCGTCCTCCTTCATGAAGACAATCCAGTGTGTTCCCGTGCGGTTCGGCTGCTTGTTGCCGAAGAGCGGCTTGTGCGCTGTGAGCTTGAGAATCTGCGATACGGGTATCTGCGTCTCATTCCATTTGAAAATCAACACTCCGTGCTCTTTCAGGACGCGGAAGCACTCGCTGAACATGGTCTTGAGGTCAGCTTTCCACGTCTCTTGGTCGAGGCAACCGTATTTCTGCGCCATGTAGCTCGTTTCCCCCGCATTGCGCAGGTGGGGCGGGTCGAGCACCACCATGCGGAACGTCCCGTCGGGGAACGGCAGGTCGCGGTAGTCCATCAGCATGTCCGGCTTGACATCGAATCTACGCCCGTCACACAATTCCCAGCTTTCATCACGCACATCACCGAAAAGCACTCGATCATCCGACTTGTCGAACCAGAACATTCGGCCGCCGCAGGCGGGGTCAAGAACAGGCTGATACGCGCTCATTTCGTGTCCTTCCTCTTGTATTCGTCCACTACGTGTTTCCACTGGATGCTTGCATCCATAGGGTCGCTGTACCAGTTTGTAGAGAGGTGCTTTCGGGGGCATTGAAGCCGGTATATCGACTTGATGTAATCCCCATCCTGTGTATGGCTCTTAACGATTTTGGGTAGTCTGCCGCACATTGGACACCCATATTCGTTGTATTTACGTTTGAACCACATGACTATGCCTCCGCGTCTTTGTTCCGCTTTCGGCCCGTCCGACTCAACATAAAGCCGTCCAAATAGAGCTGGAACAGGCTCACGTACTGTCCGTCGTCGATGTCGTCTTCCGGTTTCGCATACAGTCGTGTGTTCAGGAGTGCGACCGGCAGTCCGGTATGCTCCTCCCGCTCGACGTGGAACGGTATTTCTTCCTGACCGTGAGCGTTCTCAAGGACGGCCACACCGTAGTCGCCAACCTGTGGCTGAAGGTCCGGGCTGCTGTCATCGATGTCTTCATAGTTGAGACAGGACGGCATGGAGCCGCTGTAGCCGAGCATGGAACGGCAGTGTTCGGCGGTCTTGTGATATGCGTCTATTTGAGCTTTGACCACTGCCATAAGCAGCCAAGTCATGCTTCTGCAGCAAAGCATTGGCAAGCCGTAATCCCTCAACCTCGCGCTGATCACACCATTCGATAACCTTGTGCAGTGTCTCGTCTTGCTGACTCACGTTCGTGGCCATGTCAGTGCTCCTCTTCTTCGATTCGGATTGTGATTCGGTACCAGCCTTTTCGGCTGCTTGGCTCTCCGCCGCGGTAGTCGGGGCCGATGAGATGCTTTGAGTCATCGTCGGGCCAGAATCCGGTATCGGTGAGCGCGTCAAGGATGGCCTTGACCATGGGCGCCGCGTTCTCCGGGTCGAAGCGCCCGTGGGTCAATGGGTGAATGACGGCAGTGACGTGCACTGGGAAGTGTTGTGGCCTGTGGTGTCCGTTTTGGAGCCAGAATCTGGCGAATGCCATGGCACGCTGTTTGACTGCGCTTGTGTGCGCGAATTTCACTCGCCAGTGGCCGCGACGGTTTTGCGTCCACCATTCGTCCCGTGGAATGTCCACGACGAATTCCTGCATCATTCCTCCTCTTCCTCGGCTTCTTCTTCGCATAGTGGGCATGGGATGGGGCGCGCCGGATACAGCGCGCACCCATGCCTGGGACATACCGGTTCCACGTCCGGCGGTTCCAACCATTCGCGCATCAGAATTCAGGCTCTACTGGCGCAGACCACGGGTCGGCTCCCTGCGACTGCTGTTGTGCCTGCTGCGGCTGCTGATAGCCGCCACCATTGGAGTTGCCGCCCTGGTATCCGCCTGACTGCATCTTCTGCACCTGAGCCGTCGCATAACGCAGAGACGGGCCGATTTCATCAACCTGCAACTCGACGACCGTGCGATTGGAACCATCATTCGCCTGATAGGAACGCTGCTGCAAGCGACCCTGCGCGATCACACGCATGCCCTTCGCGAGGCTCTGCGCGCAATGAGTGGCGAGGTCGCGCCACGCGCTGCAGCGCATGAACAAAGCCTGACCGTCCTCGAACTGGTTCGTGCTGCGGTTCCAGGAACGCGGCGTGCTGGCGATCGTGAACGACGCGACCTGCGCACCAGCGGACGTCGTGCGCAATTCCGGATCGGCGGTAAGATTGCCGACAATCGTGATAACGGTCTCTCCGGCCATCACTCAGCCCCCTTCACGTCGGCTTCGGTATCCTCCGGCGTATCCGCTTCCATGACATCGGCGGTCACGTCATCAGTCGCATCGGAGGTGATTACCGGTTGGAACACGTCGCTGTAATCCGGCGTGGTTTCGTCAACGCTCGCGGCTTTCTTCGCTTCGATGCTGACCGGCATGTACTTGAAACTGCGGCGGATGATGGTCTTCTTCGCCATCTCCACGAAGTTCTTCACCCACGGTCCGGTGATCTGTCGGCTGCGATTGCGTGGCGCGTACTTCTCACGGTATTCGAGCAGATCGCGTTTCGACATGTAGTCGGCGTATCGTCCGCCGTTCGGCAGTTGGACGCTGAGATACACGAATTTCAGCTTTTCCTCGCTATGGTCGGCGTCCACGTTCACCTCGTCGGGGCATTCGATGGTCGGCACGCCGTTCTCGTCAAGCTTCAGCTTGATGTTGTCATCCTCGTAGACGGCTCTCGGCTGCGCGTAGATTCCACTGTTCTCCAATAGTTTCAGCATTCCCTTGTAGCCGATGACGAACGTGGCCTGCTTCTCGCCAGTGGCATAGTTCTTGTTGCTGTATGGCAGGATGTACGCCTGTCCCAAGCCGTCCACGTCGGACGGGCGCAAGCCCAGGGCGGCGCACTGCATGAAGCAGGAAAGAACGCTGACCGGCGTGCATTCCGCCAAGACCGGCGTGCGGTTGATGCTGCTGATGCACATCTGCAACAATGCCTCGCTGTCGAGGTTGCCTCCGATGACACGTGCGATCTGCGGCCATGAATGCTCCACAAGCTGCTTGAGCTTGCCCTTCGGATTGAGCGGCTGCAACTGCTGTCCCTGTGCCTGCTGTGCGATTGCTCCCATTTTTATTGCTCCTTGTCTTCGATGGTTTTGAGTGCGAATTTGCGGTATTGGCAAGCTTTGACGGTGTATTCTTTGCGGGTCGTCGGCTTGTAGGTGGCTTGCAAATTCCCGCACTTGATGCCGGTGTGCGAGCCGATGCGCAGAATGATCTGCTCCTGCAATTCCTTCTGAGCGGACTTCATGTCATTCAGCATTCCGGTGGCGCTCTCGTATCTTGCGAGCAGGTCGTAGAGGTCGTCGTCGGCGCTTTCGTCCACGATGTCCGGCGTGGGCTCGGGGAACGCCTTCTGCACGTCACCGCCGGTCAATTGCGGTGGAGTG